GTTCAATTTTACCATTAACTCTTTTATAATAGGAATTTTATCGCATTGCCAGCTTATTATAAAATTTTTGCGATACTCCTCATTACCAATATACAAGAATCTAATTTCAAAGTCAGTTTTATAAACAGACCTAATATCGTTCATAGAAATATTCTTATAATTTCCAACTAGATTCTTTGCATACTTAATTTCAATAAAATTTATATACCGGGCCACAATATCACGCAGCTCGGGGTCCGGCCACGTCTGAATCCGAAGTGCATAGGCACGCAACAAAGCATACCTAGGATCAGACGTGGGATTTGCATTCAAAAGAGACGAAAGGGCCTTGTCACGGTTTGGTACAGCGCACCAAACACCGCAACACATTTTAAACCCTTGCGACAAAAATTGCAAATTACATAATTCTGATGGCTCCCATGAGCCAGTGCCTGAGTTGGTTATCACGCCCAACTCAGACCAAATACTAGCTATATTCTTCGCATTGAAGAAGCCAACAATTTCATCGCTAACAGTGAAAGTATTATCATCACCATAAAGCGCGGCTTCAACATTATTAACGAAACTATCATAGCCATAACCATTACCATTCACATTAACTTTTCCTTTGCTCAGCCTAATAAAGGCATAAGCAAAAATCCAGAAAAGAATAAATGTATTATCGACAACAGTGTTTGCTGACCCACTGGGATTTCCACGGTGTTTTTGAATTACATCACCGTTACCACAGAGAATGTACGAATCAATTATATCTCGGTACAAAACATATAGGCGGTTGAAATTTTCAGGAGTTTTATCAATCTCCTGTAAACAGCGCCACCTCCACCAAAAACAGCCTTCAAGTAGGCTAGCGGAAAGCGAGGCGTCATAAGCAGATTCATCCAATTCAAATCCATTTGGATGCTTATTCAACCGCTTATATAATCTATCAAAACCTCTAAAATAGGTACTCTGGCCAACAAAGGACCAAGTTTGAGTACCAGCATCATAGAATTTCTGATTAGTATCCAAGCACAAACGAGCAAGCAGCACAGAATGCTCGAATGGCGATGCAGTGAAAACACGCAATTTTGGGGGATCATGATTTAATTTATCCACATGTCTCCGTTCAAATTTAGCCGTGCCCCTCCATATACAGGGGGGACAATCAGGTTGAACAAGATCTTCCCAACGTGTACTCAACACTTTCACACCGACGTCTTTCAACGCGGCACCCTTGTCTTTATATTTCTTAAACCAGGGAAAGCCGGATGACGTCGATTTCACAGCATTCGCTGTAGCCTCTTCCAATGAGACTACTCGGGAATTATTACATACCCTAAAATGCTTAACTGCCCACTCAAAAGCGATCTTAAGATCGAATCGGTGATCATCAGCTAAGTTCATTTCGGGCCTATCATACTTGGAGGTTCCCGCATATTCAGACTCCAAATTTGGCAAACAAAGTTTATAGCAATCATCAAATTTTACATTTTCTTTCAGTACAAATTC